ATAGGGGATAGGGATGTGTACCTCATCCACCAAAGCTTGTCCGACCGTCTTCATGATTACTCATCAGCTTTAGCTGCGTTATCCTTGAACTCCTTCTTCTTTGTAGGAGGTAGCTCATTGTAGGCATCAATAACCTCCTTGTCGCTGGCGTCACTAGGAAGTGTAGCACCAAGAGCATTAAGGGTTGTGATAGCCTCCGGCTTCTTGTAGGTCACATCAGAGATTGTTACCTTAGCGTCCTCTGCATCTGCTTTCTCCTTTTCGGTATCAACCGAAACGTCTGGGTCTGCCAGCTTAGTATTAATCTGATAGATTGTATCAACGTCCTCGATGACAGGCAAGCAGTATGCCTGCACCGCAGTTGTCTCACGCAATGGATCAGTTGTTGAATACTGAGAGATAAGCTTGTAATCAATCTGCTGATAGGTTACACCTGGCACTCTGTTGGTTGCCTCTGCTACCTGACCGTAAACGAGGGCACCAATCATCTGTGAGCAGACACCGATAATCATATCGTTGTTCCAAGGCTTAACGCTCTTCTTTGCACCATCATGCTCCAAGCGGACAGTACGGTTGATGATGCGGAATGATACACCGGTCTCGTCCAAGAATGCCTCCTGGAATACGCTGGCAGTAGGAACCGGCAGCTTTGTGTTGGAGTCATAAGTCTGACCCTTGTAGTTGGCAACAAGCTCGCGAGCGTCTTGTGCCTTCTTCAGTTCGTCAAACTTAGCCTTACCAATCCAGAAGATCAAGATTGTGTTGCCATCATTCGATGCTCGATCGATACATTCTTTCAAGTCTGCAACGGTAATACCAGTATCAACATTGTTGATGCCGAGCTGATTTTCTGGCAAGTACTGATACTTGATACGGAGCAACTCCTTTGGATTATCGTCGTCACGAACAGCTACGTAGCCGTTAGAAAGACCATACAGAAGGGCATACTCATTACGCTCGTCAACACCGACATTACAAGCTACCGGGTCCTGAGCCAACTTACGGCGAATCTCTGCTGTCTGACCGCCCTGTGCTTCCATGAGTCTGAGAGCGAGGATATCTGACTCCTTCAAGAACTTCTTCATACCGACCTTTGGCAGTTTGCCGTTGGCGGTTGAAATCTTGTCACGAGACTTCAAAGGAACCGGAGAATCCACTGCCACGTAGTCAGCAGCTACATAAGAGGTATCAACCGTGTCGGCTTCCCATTTGTTGTCGGTAGAATAAACGCGGCGAAGAATGGATGTATCCTTGTGGAGATACGTCATCTCGTTCTTGCGCTTACCGTTAATCTTCTCAATCAATGTCTTCAGGATTGGGAAGAAACTCAAGATATACTTAAGAAATAAAGAACTCTGTTGCATAAATCACCTCCTTAACCGATTGCATCGTGTCCCCACTGAAGAGTAGGAACGGCTGTTTTCAAAGCTGCCTTGATCGTATCGACAGGATAAGGGACAGCCTTATCATTAGCCTCACCTGCCGTCATAACACCTACATGAGGGGTATCTGCAGGAGCAGTTGTCATACAGACACCTACATACTCGTGATTTCCCGGCAATGAAGCATAAGCCCTACCTGTTACAGGCATTGGCTTATACTCGCCAGACGTAGTGTCACGAATGATAATGTGTCCGCACTGGATGAACTCTCCAGAGAAACCTGTCATGTCAAGAACGACACCACCCATGATGCCATTCACGTAATTTCTGATGATTACAGACTCCTTGCCTGAATCAAACGTTTTTGTCTTGCTTACGCCATACATAACTTTTAAAATTTAAAGATTACATAGTTTCGGCAAGCTCATCAATCTCATTGTCCTTGATAACCTCAACCTCTTCCTTCTTAGGCTTTCTCTGAGCCGCAGGAGCACCAAGCTTTCCGAGACCTTCGTTAGCACGCTCTTGATCGATAGCTGCCAAGTCCTCCACAACACCATCATAGAAATCGTCGAACTCAGATTCGTTCTCGAACTTCATCTTGTCGAAATTCTTCAAGACAGTCTTTCCGAACGTACCTTTGTCCTTAAGGAGTGCCTTCAGCTTAGAACGGCGGCCATCATTCTCACGCTCTGACTTCAAACCGAGGATTTCGGTCTGCAAGGCTTTGTTCTGAGTAATGAGTGCCTGCGCCCATGCTGGGACCTGCTCATCTTTCTCTCTCTTCTGTTTGCGGATTGGTTTCTTGTTGCCGGCAGGGTCATCATCGTCATCGACCTCGTCGTCATCCAAGTCTTGACTATCCTTAAAACTCTGGATAGTACGCTGCGCAGTCTTTTGCGCAATCTTAAGATAAGGAAGAACCGCATTGACCTGCTTTTCAATCTCTGCGTTTACATCCTCGTCTGAGGCTTCTTCATCGAGTTCTAAGTTATTGGCAACATCGGCAGCAATACCCTCTAACTCCTCTCTACTGAACCCCAACGCCTTTGATTTGGGTTTCAGGATAACTAAAACTTGCTTCGTTCTTTTTTTCATTCTAACTAAATATTTAATTGAACAATAAAATTCAAGAAATATCCCAGTACGAAGCGATAGCAATAAGTAATGCTGCAAAATTATAAAAAAAGTATTTAATCACCAAATATATTGCAAGGAAATATACTTAATGATTAAATACTTTATGGTTACATATAAATATTAATCTGGATAATTGAGCTTATCCGGTCCAGCTGTGGATAGATATACGGAGAACATATCACATAGCTCTTTTGCTCCTTTTAAGTCGTTGAGCTTGTAATTACCGCATTCCACTTCCGATGCACCTGGAATCGTCTTTGATAGCGAACACGCTTTAAAAGCTTCCACTATCATTTCCTTTATGAGCTTTGAAGTCCACGTACCTTTAAGGATAAGATAGAAACCTGTAAGACAACCCATCGGTCCAAAATACAGAACGGAATTGCTAAGAGGGCTGTCATTTCGTAGGTAGTCCGCCATCAAATGCTCTATTGTGTGCGCGACAGCAGGTGACATCATATCTTTGTTTGGCTTGCACACGCGAATATCGAATGTGGTAGCAGTCTCCATGCCTCATTTATCTACTCTCGAAACATAAAGACCTGGCTTCAGTTTCGTATGATCAACTTTAAAACTTGGTATCATTCTCTAATAATTTACAAACAACACTAAATGCCTTTTCGGCAAGACTATCCCAAAAAACTGCATACTGCTCGGTCTGGTTCGGCTCCAGGGGATTATCGCTAATAACTCGGATGGACGTAAAACCAATACCCTTCTTGTAGCATACCTGCGCGAGGGCAGCAGACTCCATGTCAATAGCACATACGTTATACGAATTAGGAAGGAAATCCTTAATCGCCAATACCTGCTCTCTCGTAGTGACAAACTTATCTCCCGTAGCTATGGTTCCTAATCGGAATCTTTCATCCATATCAATCCAGGAGAAATCAGAGGGAAAGACTGCCGGCATACCTTGAACTTGTCCATTGGCATTTGGCTCGCCGCAATATACATCGTGGTAGCAGTACGAATTGCCAATCACGACATTACCAGGTTTCAATCCTGCAACGGCAGCACCGGCACATCCTACCGATATAACTCTTGTAACAACGTCATTTGTGACAGAAGAGAGAAAATCGGTTAAACCGATAGCAGCATTTACCTTTCCTATTCCCGTCTTAAACAACACCGTGTTTTGCATATCCGACTTCATAAGCCATTCTCTGATAAGGTTGTATTCCTTATCCATAGCAGTAACTATGACAATCATTGCGCACCTCCTTTCGTTAGCTTAAGCTTCTTGCAACGGTTGTAAATAGCGTTCTCGTCTACGCCAATCTTGGTAGCAATGGCTTTTACCGGGTACTTGTCATACATTCTGCGAATGATGAAATCCTCGTCAGCAGTAAACACGTGGCTCTTGCTGATACCCATTTCCTTCATCTTACGATGGATGGCCCAATAATTACGATTGAGCTGCTTTGCAATCTCCGTTGTCGTCATCACCAAAGCGTTAACCTTGATGAACTCAATCTCTTCTGCACTAAAATGTTTTCCTCTACTCATTATTTAATATTTGGGTTCGTTAAGCCGCCCAAGGCTTTCTTTCTCTTTCTGTTATATCTTCTGTTTGCAGCAATCCTTTCAGCGTTCTCTTTACGATAGACTTCCATTCTTGCCAATAAATGTTCCTTATGCTCCTGGTAGTACCTTCTATGGTATTCCCGGATATCCTCCTCACTTCTCGCCATGAACCTTGTCTTTTATAAGTTCGTACAGTGATGGGCTGAGTGTGCTCCATTGATCATTCTCGTCTTTCACGAGATAGAATCCATCAGGAACATAGAACTCTCGATTTCTCAACCTAACTATCAATGTCTGTTTAGTGCAGTCTCCGCTGACAGTCTTTACTAACTCTGAAACGTCTGGGCATTTCCATAATTCTTGGATGTTCTCGGAAGATACTTTAATTGCAATCATATCACTTGAACTTAATAATGAAAAACTCATGGTCCAACCACTTGCCTGGGCAAAGACCTCTCTTCGGCTTGCCGATGCTGATACTCTCAATCTCCTTTTCTACCTTTGGGCTATCGTCATAGTAGCCGTTCTTGAATAGAACGTGAGTGAATGGTACGAACTTCATTGTACCATTATTCAGTTTCTCCTTGATAGTATTGATGTCTATAAGCATCTCAAATGTCTTACCGATATGAAGCTTATCGTACTTATCGAAATCTTTGAATTCCTCATCCTTGATAAGGAGAAGGCGACTCATCCAAAAGTCTTTAATTACCCGATACTCTTCATTCTTTTCGCCCGACACTATCATATCGAACCATTCCTTGCTGACTGTGAGGGTCAATATTTTCTTCTTCATCCTTACACCTCCTCCCAGTCTGTTGCAAGAATATCATCCAAGGAGAAGAA